CAGATGCTCCAGAAGGCATGAAGTTGTTGATGCGTCGTAAGCTGGAAAAGACTATGGAAGGTGATTTTGAAACCGACTCCATGCGCTACAAGGCTACCGAGCGTTACCAAGTGGGTTTCACTGACCCACGCGCCGTTTACGGCACACCCGGCGTCTAAACAGCGCCACGGGGGGTTGGGATAAAACCCAGCCCCTTTTTTGTTAATTTGTATTTGTCATACTTTTCAAGGAGAAGACAAAATGCCTCAATATTCAGATGATCTATTTCTAGGCCCAGCCGTTACCTATATGGGTACGGGTCTGCGCCCATACACCTCAACCTTTACTGGTTCAATTGCAACAACCACGCTGACCGTCACCGAAATGTTGACTGGTTCTCCAATCGTGATTGGTATGTACATTGATGGCGCAAGCGTGACTGATGGTTCTTACATCACCGCATTTGGAACTGGCGCTGGTGGCGTTGGCACTTACACGGTAAGCGCATCGTCTACTGCATCTAGCACCACAATTACTGCACATAGCAATGTGCCTCTTGATAACCCTGCTCCTATGGACTTAGGTGTTGGCCCCTTGGGTCGCATCTATGTGTGGGACATTGTTCCTCAAGCATTGATTACCAATAACATTGCTGCAACTCAAACTCCAGCCGCTGCTGGTGCTTTGACATTGACTGCTGGTACTTCTGTGAAATCTGTGATCACTCCTAATGGCACAGTATTGCAACTTGATTGCCCTCGCGCAGTTCAGTTGACCACGGTGTCTGGCACCATTGTCACAAGCCGCACCATCACCGTGTCTGGCTATGACTACTATGGTCAAGCAATGAGCGAAGCAATTGCAACAGGAACAACCTCTTCTGCTGTGGCTAACGTCGCTGGCAAAAAAGCGTTTTTCCAAATCTCTAGCATCTCAATCAGCGGTGCATTGCCAGTAGCAATTACTGTTGGTACAACTGATGTGTTAGGTCTGCCAGTTCGCGTGTTCAATGTGTCTTATGTGGCTAGTGTTAAGAGCAACAACACTTTGGCACAAGATACGGGTACTTTTGTAGCCGCCGCGACTCAAACTGCAACCACTACTACTGGTGATGTTCGTGGTACATACGCCCCTGCAACTGCATCGAACGGTATCGTTCGTACAACTATGGGAATTTTGTTGCCTGCTATTGCTGTTGGCCCTAACGCTACTCGCGTTGGCGCTCTCGGCGTAACTCAAGCCTAAAGGAGAGCAGTCATGGGTCAATTCAAACCGATGGTCAAAATGATGACCACAGAGCCTACAGTAGAGTTAAAACTCGCTAAAGGCGGTCATGTGAACATGAAAAAAGGCGGTAAAGCCGAATCTGGTCACAAGAAGATGGCTGATGGTGGTGGTGCTATGGGTGCTTTGGCTGGAACGCCTGCTTTATTGGGTCGTCCCGCAGTCAATGCTCCTGTCCGCGCCCCCGGCAAGCCATCTATGGCGGCTCGTCGTAAGGCAATGATGGCAAAGCCTGCTGTTACTCCATCAGGCCCCCCAATGGCCCCTCCTCCTATGAAAAAAGGCGGTAAGGCAGAGGGTAGTGAGTCCAAAAAGACTCACATGGCTGAGATGAAAGAGATGAAAGGTCTTGAAAAAGAACTGAAGTCTCACGAAAACAAGCCTGCATCTAAAGGTCACAAAGGTCTTAAAACTGGCGGTGTTGCCCTTGGCAATGGCGGTGGTTACAAGAAAGGTGGCAAGATTGCTAAGTTTGCTAAAGGCGGAGTTGCTGGCGATGGCATCATCCCTGTTTCAGCCTCCTCTCGTGGTGCTGAGAAGTTCAAAAACACCATGATGCACACCGCAGAGTACACAGGCAAGTCTTCTGGTAAGACTGGCGATGTGAAACTTGGCAATGGTGGTGGCTACAAAAAGGGTGGCAAGATCAAGAAGTATGCAACTGGAGGTGTAATCCCTTCTGAGTCTACTTCTGGTTCTTATGCAACGACTGAGATGCATACTGCTCGCCCTGATAGTGCTGGTGGTGGCACAGGTGGTGTTCGCTTGGGCAATGCTGGAGGCTTTAAAAAAGGCGGTTCAGCAAAAAAAGCCTACGCGGCGGGGGGTACTGTTAATTCAGGTCGTCCCGTCGCGATGCCCCAAGGTCGCAAGCCAACTCCCGCACCAGTAAGAATCAGTCAGTTGGCTGGTACTTACAAAAATGGTGGTCGTGCAACCCCTGCAGAGGCGGTTCTTTTAAAGAACAACCGCGCAGAGAATGCAACTGCCATGCGGGAAGCCAAAACCGATAGCAATCTGAAGTATGGGTCTCCCAAACGGATGAATGAAGGTGGCGGCACAACTGATATGTCCAAGGGTGCATATGATGCTCACTATGCCCGTGAAAAGGCTGAGAATGAAGCAGATCGCAAGATGATGACTGATGCCCTTATGTACTTGCCTCGCCAAGCCAAGAAGGCTTTTAATAGCCTTACTGGTCAAGGTGCGGTGACTACTACAGAGCGTGAGATCAGCAAGACTGTTTCTCCTCCTCCAGCCAAAAAGCGGAGCGGTGGTAGGGCTTGTTAAAAATTAGTAGGGGGTTCGCCCCCTACTTTTAATTGGAGATAAATATGGCTGATGCAGTCGCAAGTCAAACGCTCATGGACGGTGAGCGAGTTGCAATTATGAAATTCACAAACACTAGTGATGGCACTGGTGAAACCAATGTGGTCAAAGTCAATCCTGCCTTGTTGGCTCCTTCTGGTTCTGGCGGCGGTGCTTGCGACCGTGTGACTATTACCAAGATTACTGGTTTGACTCACGGCATGGAAGTGCAGTTGAAATGGAAGGCATCCACACCTGTGGTCATTGAAACCATTCCTCAGAACAATGCTTACCAACAAGACTTTGAGAAAATTGGTGGTTTGACCAACAATGCTGGTACTGGTGTTGATGGAGCAATCACATTCACCACGCTAGATGCCTCTGCTGGCGACACTTACACCGTGGTGCTTGAGATGGTTAAACACTATGTGAATCCATTGGGTTAATCATGCCAAGCAAATCACCTTCCCAACATCGTTTGATGGAGGCGGTTGCTCACAACCCCTCTTTTGCTAAAAAAGTAGGAATTCCCACAAAAGTCGGCAAAGAGTTTGCCAAGGCTGATGAGGGGAAGAAATTTAAAGGAGGCGGTCTCTATGAAAATATCCATGCAAAGCGTGAACGAATCGCTGAAGGCTCTAGTGAAAAAATGCGCCGAGTTGGCAGCAAAGGTGCGCCAACGGCTGACGCGTTCAGAGAATCAGCCAAAATAGTAAAGAAGAAAGATGGCGGCCCTAGTTTGGCTGTTGGTCGTGGCGAAAAATTATCGGTAGATAAGGGCGCAGGACTTACACAAAAAGGGCGCGACAAGTACAATAGAGAGACTGGAAGTAACTTAAAAGCACCGCAACCACAGGGGGGGTCTAGAAAGGACTCATTTTGTGCGCGGATGTCTGGGGTTGTAGAACATTCAAAAGGGGACGCTCCACGCGCCAAAGCATCTTTAAAGCGTTGGAATTGCCCCGGTTGGTAAAGGATAGGTATGGCGTACTCTGGAACCGTTGGACAAACCATCATCAATGTTCAGACATTGATAGATCATGGCGCTCGTCGGTGCGGTAAGTTAGCCGAGGAGTTGACCTCTGAACAACAAGTTTCAGCCCGCCAATCCCTTTATTTCCTACTGTCTAACCTTGGCAATCGAGGTATTCAGTTTTGGACAATCACCAAAAAGGTTGTTGGCTTAACGGCTGATAGGTACATCTATGACCTACCCAAGGGTACGATTGACCTTTGGAATGCCCTTTATCGCACCATGGATCGCCCTACAGGGGCTTATTCCACATCTGCAGGGGGTGTGATTGCCAATGCCTATGACAACAATGTAGAGACCATCTGCACTCAAACTAGTGCCAATGGGAACATTTCCATCAACTATGGAACTTCAAACCCTGTTTACATTGGCTCTATTGGCATCTTGCCCGCGGCTAGTGGGACTTGGTCTCTCATTTATGAATACTCTGAAGATGGCACAACTTGGAACACCTTGGTAGACCTTGGGTCGGTTGCAGTTGTCAATAATGAGTGGATTTGGACTGACATTACCGCGGGGCAGACTGTCCCCTTTTATCGTTGCAGAGCCTATGCTGGCACAACTTTGTCAGTCAGAGAACTGTACTTTGGCAACAATAGCCTTGAAGTGCAGATGTCTGGCTTGAACCGGGATGACTACACCAACCTCCCAAACAAGAATTTCACGGCAAATCAGCCTTACCAATACTGGTTTAACCGCCAGATTCCAAACCCTCAGATGTACATATGGCCCACCCCATCTGATCCATTTGTGCAGATGACCCTTTGGTACTCTCGCCAAATTGAAGATGTGGGTGCCTTGACTGATGAATTAGAGATTCCACAGCGTTGGTATGAGGCTGTGGTCTTCATGCTGGCTCACAGGATGAGCCTTGAGTTGCCCCAAGTGCCAATGGATAGGGTTGCCTACCTTGAGCGTATGGCAACTCAGTATCTCTATGATGCAGAGCAAGAAGAGCGTGACCGCTCACCAATCTATTGGGCACCGAATATCTCGGTGTACACCGCATAATGCCCATCTTTCTAGACACCTCAGGGCTTACTTCTGTTGCTATCGGTATTTGTGATCGATGCAAGATGAAGTATCCCTTTGTGGTTTTGGGGCCTGATCCTAACTTCCCGGGATTGCGAGTCTGCAATACGGGATGTCGTGACCAATTTGACCCATACCGCCTTGCCGCAAGGAAGACGGAGCGTATCAACTTGCGTTTTGCGCGCCCTGATACACCTTTGAATGCTGGAGACAACTACTTGATGACAGGTAGCGAAAACTTTGCTGGTACAACCCAGTTTCAGATTTCTACTCAGCAAAACAGTATTCCGAATGATATTGAGGACACTGGCAACAAAGACACTCTCGCGCCCAACCCGCCCAACAATACGAGTACATAATGTCATCACAAGTAACCATACTCCAGTTGCCCTATGCAGGCCCTATTACAGGGACTGAGTCAATTCCTATTGTCCAGAATGGAGTAACGGTTCAGACTACTACTGGAGCAATTGCGGGTTCTCCGACTCAGACTTATCAGTACCTCACAGTAGTTCAGACCCCAAATCTGCCAAATAGCCGCTATGTTGGGGCATCCAATGGTTTGGTGATTACTGATGGTGGCGCTCAAGGACTCTTTAATATCAGCACTACAGGGGCTTTGCTCTCTTTGGTGTCCTCTCCTACTGGTTTCCAAGTAAAAACCTCCTCTACGGCTATTACAAGCCGTTCTATAGCCGTTACAGGTGTTGGACTAGGGATAACCAATGGAGATGGCATTTCTGGCAATCCAACGATTGCTTTGGCTGGTCAAGTCTTAAATTTGGCAAATCTCAGCGCAAATGGTTTGATGACCATTACAACTGCTGGGGCAATTTCCGCTACCCTAATCCAAGGAACATCCAACCAAGTTGGTGTAACTAATGGCACAGGGATAGGTGGTTATCCGACCATTTATTTTGCAGACAATCCAATTTTGCCGGGTACAGGTGCAGTAACTGTTCCCCTTGGGACTAATGCACAACAGCCTTTTGGCTCAAGTGGTCAGGTTCGCTACAACACCGACACCAATCGTTTCCAAGGCTATCAAAATGGTTCTTGGAGCAATTTTGGTACTGGTGATGGAACAGTCACCTTAGTTGGCGGTACTGCCAATCAAATCACGGTGATCAATGGAACTACAACTCCAGTCATCAGTTTGGCATCCAATCCGATAGTACCCGGTACGGCAAGCATGACTTTGCCTATCGGCAGCACCGCGGCTCGCCCTGTTGGTTCTAACGGAATGATTCGTTACAACACCGATATTGGTCTGTTTGAGGGCTATGTAAACGGTTCATGGCAAACAATTGCCGCTGGTTCAGGTGTGACATCTGTTGCCACAGGAACTGGCTTGACAGGTGGCCCCATCACCTCAACAGGCACTATTTCAATTGCCAATACAACAGTAACTGCCTCAACTTATGGCTCTGCATCAGAAGTTGCCCAGTTTGCTGTCAATGCTCAAGGTCAACTGACTTCTGCCTCAAATGTCACTATCAGCATCCCTGCTAGTGCAATCAACACCACTATCCCTAATAGTGGGCTGACAAACAGTTCTGTGACCTTTAATGGTGTGACTGTTGCCTTGGGTGCATCTGGAACTATCACCGCCACGGCAACCAATCCGCTAACTATCAGCACAGGTTTGACTGGTACTTCATACAATGGTTCAACTGCTGTAACGATCGCAATTGACTCAACTGTTGCTACCTTAACTGGTACTCAGACATTGACCAACAAGTCCATGTCTGGCTCCGCAAACACATTTACAAACATTCCAAACAGTGCGCTGACCAACTCGTCTGTGACCGTTGGAACAACTGCAATTGCTTTGGGTGCTTCAAGCCTTACCTTGGGCGGGTTGACTACGGTGACCGTCACTCAAGACCCTGTGTCGGCGTTGGAGTTGGCTACCAAGCAGTATGTTGACGCAGTAGCCCAAGGGTTAGACCCCAAGGCTTCTTGCGTAGCGGCAACAACGGTGAACATCACGTTGTCTGGAACGCAGACGATTGATGGCGTAGCGTTGATTGCTGGGGATAGGTGTTTGGTTAAAGACCAGACATTGAGCCAAAACAACGGAATTTATGTGGTTGCGGCGGGTGCATGGACTCGCGCAACGGATATGGACAATTGGTTGGAAGTGCCGGGAGCGTTCACCTTCATTGAGCAAGGAACCGTATACGCTGACACTGGTTGGGTCTGCACTTCAAACGCTGGCGGCACTTTGGGTACGACTCCCATCACTTGGGTTCAATTTGCTGGCGTAGGCTCGTACACCGCAGGAACTGGCCTGACCCTTACGGGTACACAGTTCAGCATTACCAATACGGCAGTAACTGCTGGCGCGTATGGCTCTGCAACTCAGGTGGGAACCTTTACGGTCAATGCACAGGGTCAATTGACTTTGGCAGGCAACACTACGGTGACTCCAGCGGTCGGTTCCATCACGGGGCTAGGTACTGGGGTTGCGACTGCTTTGGCGGTCAACGTAGGCTCTGCTGGCGCTATTGTGGTAAATGGTGGGGCTTTGGGTACGCCAAGCAGTGGCACATTAACCAACGCAACTGGTTTGCCATTAACAACAGGCGTGACTGGCACACTACCAGTTGCCAACGGTGGTACAGGCAGAACGGTAGGAAATTATTCAGTCTATGCAAATGAAGTCCATGTAAGCAATCTTAGCGGCAATGACACAACTGGCGATGGAACTTTAATTAACCCAGTTGCCACAATCACCAAAGCCTTAACTTTACTAACAGCCACTTCCCGCACTGTGATTTTGCATCCCGGTGTTTATGCGGAAAGCCCAACAGTAAGTTCAACAAACACAACAATTACTACTTTAGAGTTGACGGGGGCAAACACTGAATTAACTGGAACGCTGACGCTGTCTGCGGCGGCGCGTATTTCTGGTTTAAAAATGGCTAACCTAACCATAACAGGGTCTGGGTCTGCTTACATTTCAAACTGTACTGTAGATACACGAGTTATCAAGTCAGGCTCAAATTATGTTGAGATTATCAACAGCGAATTGCAATGTACTTTAGGTGTTCAGATTTCTGGCGCTGGTACTGTTTCTATTGTAGGAAACAAATGTTGGGCTGTGGCTGTATCTAACGCAAGCGCTAATGTTTTAATTAAAGACTGTTTCCAAGTCATTGCACCAAGCGTAACGGCTGGAACTTTACAGTTTGATGGTTGCGCAATATTTGCGGCTAGTCCTGCATCTAACGCTGTAACTTCAAGCGCAGGAACTTTTATTACTTTAGCCAACAGTTTTGTTTTAAACTCAGCAGGAAACAATGTAGAGCGGGTAAGTTTGGCAGGCTCATACAGTATTGTGAATCTTGTATATGACAAAACCAACTCTACTTTTGCTGGTACAAATTTAAACGCTATTGATTATTTTAGTGTTATCAATGCTCAAACTGTGGTTGCAACAACTGGCATATTCGGAGGAACTTTCTAATGTCTCAAGCAGGCTATACACCCATATCTCTGTACTACAGCACCACAGCGGCGGCTGTCCCGATTGCTGGCAACCTTGCAAGCGGCGAGTTGGCAATCAACATCACCGACGGTAAGTTGTACTACAAAGACAACGGCGGAACAGTTCGGTTGTTGGCATCAAACGCCACCTCTGCGCCTGTTCTGTCATTCCAGACATCCTTGAGTGGTTTAACCCCATCTACGGCTACAACAGGCGTAGTGACGCTGGCTGGTACTTTAGGCGTTGCATCAGGCGGAACAGGTCTTACAACTCTTACCGCAGGTTCTTTGCCTTATGGCGCAGGTACAAGCGCATTTACTGCACTTGCAATTGGTACAGCAGGACAGATTCTGACTGTTAACTCAGGCGGTACTGCTCCTCAGTGGACAACTCTGACTGGTGTGGCTGTAACGACTTTCTCTGCTGGCACGACTGGTTTCACGCCTTCTACTGCAACTTCTGGCGCAATTACCTTGGCTGGTACTTTGGCAACCACCAACGGCGGTACAGGTCTGACATCGTTCACTTCTGGTGGTGCGGTGTATGCGACATCCACTTCTGCGCTGACGACTGGTACTTTGCCTATTGCTTCTGGTGGTACTGCTCAGACATCGTTTACTGCTGGGTACGTTCACTTTGGTTCATTCTCAACAAGCGCAAACTTGTTTTGGGATAATACAAACTTTTATTTAGGTATTGGTACTACTTCACCATCAACTCAATTAGAAATTAAATCTCCCGCATTTACAGATAGTCAAATAACTTTAGATAACACAAGTTCTAATACAACCAGCCGAGTTTTATTTAAAGCCGCTGGTACAGAGTATGGTCGTATTGGTGGTGACAGTACGCAAGTTACTCTTCAATCAGGAAACATCCCAATTGTTTTTAGGGCTAACAGCGCAGAGCGTATGCGTATCAGTTCTGCTGGTCTTGTTGGTGTTGGCACAGCATCTGCAACCTCCATGCTTCAAACCGCAGGCTCATCGTCTGTATCAGCCCTAAAGACACCAAACATTGCCGAGGTGGATACCATCTCCGCAACTGCGGCGACTGGCACAATCAACTACGACATCACAACTCAGTCTGTTCTGTTCTACACAAGCAACGCAAGTGCAAACTGGACAGTAAACTTCCGAG